CGCTCCTGCTCCTATGTACAATTCGGGCTCAGTAGAAATTGAGCAAACAATGGAGAAAGTTGCGGATAAATTAGTAGGTCTTGATGAGGGAACACAAATGAGTACAGCTCGTTTACAGTTCTTAAACAATAAGTTCTTACGACACGTAGCCCAAGTTTTAAATATGTCATTTAAGTGCTTTCAAAGATTTGGCCCCGATAGTTTATTCTTTAGGGTAACAGGTGTACCTGATGCAATGCAGATAACTAAAGGTGACCCAAATGAAAACTTTGATATTATCGTAAACTACGATGTGTTAAATAATGACCCAGAAGTACAAGAACAAAAGATAGAAGCATTTAAGGCACTTACTCAGTTTGATCAAAGTGGTCGTATTAATCTTGACAGTTTATTAGAAATAGCTGCATCTAGTATTGATCCAGTACTTTCTGATAGTATCTTGCAACCAGCACAAGATGCACAGGAAGACGTAATGAAAAATGTTACTGATGACCTTGCTAAAATATTTGCCGGAATCGAAATGCCAGCACGCCAAACTGGTGGCGATGTCGCTATGCAAGTTATCGAGCAGTATACTGCTCAGCCTGATATTGCTCAGCGGATGCAATCAGATCAAATCTTTGCCGAGCGATTACAGAAATACCAAGGACAATATGAGTTCCAAATGCAACAACAGCAAAATGCTCAAATTGGTCGCCTTGGAACAGCCCCTGCACAAATGGGAGAAATGCCTACACAACAAATGCCACAAGAATAATATGGAAGAAGAAACAAATAATGTAAACGCTTTAGAATTTGCAAACCGACGAGTAGAGGAAAAAAAAGAAAAAGCAATAAGTAACGCAGTAGAATCCTTTAAGGAAACTATTCGTAAAGCAGAGGGATTTCGATCAGACGCTTATAAACCTGACGAAGACGAAGAAAAGTATACTTATGGATTCGGTCACTATGGTGTAGACGAAGATGACACAATTACTAAAGATGAAGCTGAAGAACTGCTTGATAAGGACGTAAAAGTAAGATTGGACTCAGTAGTTGATTTAATTCCAGATTTTTCTAAATTTCCAGATGATTTACAACAAGCTATATTTAGTGAACATTACAGGGGGTCAATACAACAAAGTCCTAAAACAAGAGAGTTAATAAACAATGGAGACTTTGAAGAAGCGGCAGAAGAATTTTTAGACAACAAAGAATATAGAGAAGCTGAAGAGCGAGGTATTCCTGGCATTAGAACACGTATGGAAAAAGTTTCCGAATTACTAAAAAAGTATGCCAAATAATTTAGATGAGGACATTAAGATGCTTAGCAACCACGAAACGTTTGCTAGGTTTGTGCAAGTTATCCACGCATTGCGGGAAGAGACTATAGAGGAAATGCACAATGCAAATTACGAGCAATTACAACAAGTTGCCGGTAGGATTATTACGTACGATCAAATTTTACGTATGACAGATTGGGAAATGTTAAGACAGAGACATAGCAATTCTCTTAATTAACGACCACTGTGATATAATACATCCATCGCTATCGCTCAGCGTAAAAGAGCGGAACAGTCAAATCATCTTATGTCAGAAGAAAACACACCTGCAATCGCTGAAGCAGAACAAAATACAGCGGAAGAAACACACAATACAACCCTTGAGGAATTTACTCAAAGGAGACTAGGAGCCGAAGCAGAAGCTGTTACAGCCGAAGTAGAGGAACCTACAGAGAGCTCTGAAGAGAGTGAAGAATCAGCAGAAGTTGAGGAAGCACAATCTGAAGAAAATGTTCTTTCACAGTTGGATATTAATAATTTGTCAGAAGACGAGTTAAAGGATCTTGGTAAGAAGATGGGCAGTCGTGCTGTTGCACGATTCGGTGAAATGACCGCTGCTCGGAAAGCTGCTGAGGAACGTGTAGCTCAGTTGGAGTCAATGTTGCAAAGTAAAGAAACTGCGCCTACCAAAACTATTAAAGACAATCCCTTTAGCGATTTAGATACAGCGGAAAAAATCCAAAGTAAATCAGAAGAGATTGACTCAACAATAGAATGGGCAGAAACGGTTTTATTTGAAAGCGATGATTACTCAGCTGATGACGTGGTTACAGAAGTAGATGGTAAAGAACTTACGAAAAAAGAAATTCGTAAAGCTTTATTAAATGCTAGAAAAGCCCAAAAGGATTACATACCTGATCAAATCACTAAGATTAATTCTAGAGTACAAGGGAAGGAAATCCAAAAAACCTTTGACACCCAGGCTCGCAAAGAACTTGAGTGGTTGAACGGGGACGACAATCCTATTCGTCAGCAATTTTTTGCTACACTTCGTGATCCTAAATACAATCGTATGAAGGAACTTATTGATAAAGAATTACCTGATATATCTGGTCGCTTAGAATATATGTTTGCTCACGCAGCAAATAGTATTTATGGCCGTAAACCAGTGAAGACAGAAACGCCTAAAAAAACTACAACAAAAAAGTCAGCATCGTTGACTCCTACAAAAACAGGCAACATATCTTCAGCAAAGTCAGAGAAACCAACTAGTAGAACAAAAAAAGCTCTTGCAGATCTCCAAACTCGATTCCAAAAAAGTGGGAGTGCCCGTGATTTCGCTGAGATGAGAAAAATTCAATTACAAAACCGATAATATTTAAAATACAATGTCATTTTCAAATACATATGATACAACTAATAACGGATCGGCTGTTTCTAACCGCGAGGACTTGACTGATGTCTTGACTATCCTTGCACCGGAAGAAACTCCAATCCTTTCATCTGCCAACAAAAATAAAGCAAGCGCTACATTTGTTGAGTGGACTGTTGATGGCCTCGATTCTCCAGTAACATCTGGAATCTCAGAGGGTGCTGACGTAACTGCGTTTACAGATAAATTCTCTGGACGTGCACGTTTAGGTAACTACGTACAAAAATTCCGCCGTGATTATATGGTGTCTGATTTACAAGACGCTGTTGATTCAGTAGGGCCAGCTAAGATTGCTCAAGCAGAAGCTAAAGCAATTCGCGAACTAAAACGCGACATCGAAGCTACTCTAAGTTCAGCTAATAATCGTGCTGTAGAAAACGGTGCTGGTACAGCATACGCACTACGTGGATTGGGTGATTGGTTGGATTCAGCCGGCCCATCTGATGTTCCTGCTGCTTACCGTACACCTGCTACAAGCATCTATACTACTACAGAAGCTAATGCTAATGCGTTTACTGAAAGTACACTTAATGACTTAATTACAAGTATCTACAAAGAAACTGGTTCAACTAACTCGTTGACACTTGTTGCTGATACTGGATTACGTCGTGTTATAAGTGACTTCGCACGTTTAGACGCTGCTGGAGCTGCTGGTGCTAACACTGGTGTTCGTTCTGTAAACTACGAAGGTGGTAACTCTACAATTAAACTATCTGTTGAAATGTATCAATCAGATCACGGAATGGTTTCTATTGTAAATGCTAACCCTGATTGCACACCTAACTTTGGTGGTAATACTTCTGATAGTTCAGGTTACTTAATTAACCCAGAATACTTTGGTATCGCTGAGTTAATTCCAATGGGCTCAACTCGTCTACCTAACTTAGGTGGTGGTGAGCGTGGATATGTCGATTGCGCATTGACATCCCTTATGTACCACCCTGGTGCACACGGATTAATCCAAGACGTAACTTAATAACTAGGAGGTAAAACATTATGGCTATCGAATTAAAAAAAGTTCAAAACATCCAAACATTAGCTTTGGGTTTCAATTACGAAGCAAGCGTTGATTTAACAACTGACCTTGGATCAACAGCTGGCAGTGCTACTGCCGTTGATATTCAAGTAGGTGGAGCAGCTATGGCTGGTACAGTTACTGATGCGGCTATTATCGTTGACGAGTTAGTAACAGCAGCAGTTACAGATGGCGGAGCAGCTATCTCTGACGCTACTATTGCTCTTGGTGATGATGGTGATGCTAATGGATTTGTTGTTGAAGCTGATGTATTCAGCGACAGCGGAAATCTTGGCAAAATCTTACGTACCAACGGAGCGTTAACTCAAGCTGGAAATCACTTGGTTTCTGCGGTTGATTTAACATACAACTTCACAGGTAATGCGCCAAACGACTCAGAAAAAGGTAAAATTAGAATACTATTCAATTATTACCCAACAGCTGGTGAAGCGTTTTCTGGTTAATCAATAATTAATCTCGGTGTGGGGGCGAAAGCCCCCTGCCTTTTTTAACTTAAAACTACTATGGATATTATTACTAACATACCTAGAGGCTTTACTGATGGTGAAGTAGACGCAGCATTCTTGGCTGAAATCAAGAGTGGTTTTAAATTAGAAAAAGAAACTGAGCACTTACGTGTAAATCAAGCGAAGAAAGAGGCACACGATCAAAAAGGAAAGACTCATCCTACATTAGGTAAATGTGTGGCAACAATGCCAGCAAGGGAGTTCTTTCGTCTAACAAATAAGTATGGACACGATCAAGTTCATTCTAAAGAATTTATAAAACATTATCAAAAAAACTTTTCTGATTTATCCCCAAATAAATTATAATGCAAACTAGAACATACGGAGATTTATTTAAATTAGTTCAATCCCTAGCGGGCGTAACTGCTTTTGCTACTAACGAGCAAGATGATATAGCTAATTTAATTAATCGTAGATTTCAAGTAGCTTATAACACTAGTCCTATATGGCCTAGATATATAGTATCCTCAGAGGGCAGGGATATAAATGCTTATACATTATCTGGAGCAACGTCTAGCACAAGTACAAGCGTAAACCAAAACTATAAGTTTTTAGGAAGTAATGATGGTAATGTTGGTACAGTCGGAACAAATGTATATCAAGGAGTAACCACGAGTACCGTTGTCATATATAAGGATAGTAACAATGCTTGGAAGGTAGATACAGCAGCATCAGCTACAATACAAAGTGACGGAAACTATAGAGTAGTAGCTGGCACAAATGAATTTATAGAAGCTGATACACTCAAGAAAGATGTATTGGAAAATGTTACAACTTGGACACCTAGATCCGGAACTGATTCATTGCTAGTTGAGCCAAAGAATCTTATTCCATACACAGAAACAGGTAAAGATACTATTGGTGAATTTATACGTATTCACAGGAAACAAGCATTTTTAAACAAATCATCTATTGAATACGATTTTTATGTAGATGTTACAGGAGGTAATTTATTAAATATATCTTCTAATTCTGACAATAAGGCATTTATTACTTATAAGAAAACTTTAACTTTATTTACCACATCATCTGATTATACAACTTCTAGCGAAGAGGTACCAGGAGAGTTCTTTGATTACATAGCTTACGGAACTTACGCTGACTTCTTACGGATGGATGGTCAGCACGATAAAGCACAATTAGAATCCGAAAATGCAGAACTAGCGTTAGCTCGCCAATTAGAGAGAGTTGATGCTATAATGAATAACAACACAATTAATAAAAGATTTACCACTTACGTAAACAGACAATCACGATAATATTATGGCTAACTCAAGAGTATCTAATTTATACCCAAGTCCAACAGGCGGTGTAACCGCAATGAAAATGCTCACTGTTGCGGACAGTGCTGTGCAATTAACTGATAGCTACGCATTCAGCAACCTTACTCGTTACATTACATTAGATGTACAGGACGCTGATGTATATGTTACTTACACTGGTGAAACACCTAGTGCTACAGTAGGGCATCGTTTATATGCAGGACGTTCATACACTTGGAGTGCAAACGCAGCTTCCGCAGCTAAGTTTATTCGCACCGGATCAACAAGTGCAGTTATAGCAGCTACACAATTCACTGACTAATGCCTTCGGAGAAAACAGCCTCTGCGGTTAATATCCTCAAGGGTAATCTAGCAGCTGGCTGGAACTTACTTGAAGGCTCATCCGCTGATTATACCGATCTAGGAGTAGCTCGTAGATTTGGTGGTGCTGCCGCTGCTTACTCATTGCGAGATATTGGTGCAATGAATGGAAGGGTTGTAAAAGCTCGTAGAGATGTAGGAGAGACATCAGACCCAGAAGAAGATTTTTCTGCAAGA